ATAGAAGAATATAAGGCGCATGATTACAGCAGCAAAGCAACGGATAAAGAAATTGAGACGAATGATGGTTGGTGGGCAAATAAAAAGAAATTGCTCATCGACGTTGACACTAACTGACAGGTACGCTAGTATCATCCAAACGGACGGAGACTGAAATGTATTTATGGATTGACCTTGAAACAACTGGCCTTGACCCTGACAATGACCGCATTATTGAAATTGGTTGGTTTCTAACTGATGGCCTGCAAGAAGTTACAGAGCCCCAATCAGTACTCATTACCATCAGCCCTGCTGGGCAAGAGCTAATGGACCAAGACATGTTTGTCAAAACAATGCACACCGAAAACGGTCTGCTCGACGATATGAAAAACTTTGGGTCCATAATGATTGAAGATGCCGAAGACCAAATCCTTGAAGACCTCTACAAAGTAGAGTTTGACACACTGGTTTTAGCTGGTTCAAGCGTTCACTTTGACCGTGGCTTTATCCGCAACTGGATGCCACGTCTTGACGAAAAGCTTTCTCATCGCCACTTCGATGTCAGCGTATTGAGAATGTTTTTTGACAACGTGTTGACTGCGGAAAACCCGTTAGGTAACGACCATGTAACGAAGCATAGAGCTTTGGAAGATGTCGTAGCAAGCCACCAGATTGCCAGCATTTACGGTGAGCTTGTACACGCCATGGGTCTCGCATACATCAACATCGTAAAGGACATCTAATGCCCAGTGTCAGCCACTCAGAAGTAGACAGCTACTTGATGTGTCGTAGAAAGCATTACTACGGCTACGGACTGAGCCTTCAGCGCATCAACACAAGCCAAGCCTTAGCCACAGGAACTGCCGGACACCGCATCCTAGAAGCCTTCTACGCCCACCTCTTAGGTGTCGGAGACACAGCAGAAGAACAGCTCAACAATTTTGACATAGGGGTTGAACGAGCCCTAGATGTTTACGAAGAAATTATCTTAGAGGGATACACAGAGCCTAGTAACAGGGCAAGCCTAAAAGATTCATTGTTCCACGAAGAGTGGGGCTACTTTGCAAACGAATACATGGTCACAAATGGTTGGAAAATACTTGCTGTCGAAGCTGAGTTTAGCTTGGTCTACGACACAGAGACAGACTCTAGATACCCGTTCGTCGTTGACCTAATAGCTCAAGATGCAGAGGGGCGTTACGTAGTCATCGACCACAAGTTCGTCTACGACTTCTACACCTCTGGGCAGACAGACCTACAGCCTCAGATTCCTAAGTACATTGGTGCCCTACGTGCAATGAACTACGAGATTAGTTACGGCGCATACAACATGGTCCGCACCAGAAAGCTCAAGACTCCCGAGCCCGAGAGTATGCAATACTTCATGCCACTGAAGCCAAACACTGAGCGTGTACTCAACACCTTTATGGAACAGCTAGGTGTAGCAGCTGAGATTCAAGCAATAAAAGAATTGGACATAGAAGACCAAAGCAAGCGGGCCTACCGCACAGCCAACAAGATGGTGTGCCAGTCCTGCTCGTTCAAAGATATATGTTCAACAGAGTTGGTCGGCGGTAACGTCGAGCTAATGAAAAAGACTGAGTATAAGATACGTGAGCGCCGTCAAATCGGCATCACCGTGAAAGAAGGAAAATAATAATGGCTAATCGCCTTGATGAACTGATGACAAGAATGGCTGATTTGGGAACAGAAAAAGTCGCTAAGAATCTAATGGCAATGCTCTATGGCAAGCCTGGAACTGGCAAGACTGTCCTCTCTGTCGCTCTAGCAAAACGCATTGTAAATCCCGGCCAGAAGGTGTTGTACATCGACACCAAAGAAGGTTGGGTATCGCTACAAAACCATGAAGGTCTTATGGCTGATGTGGTACGCATGAACTACTCAAAGTTTGCTGACTTTGCAATCCTCGCCAACGCAATAGCTAAAGGTGAGAACGGCTTGGACAAGGTAGGAGCTGTCGTCATTGACGAATACTCCACCGCAGCAGACATGCTTCTAGACGAACTGTACAGGGAAGACGTTGGAGCCACACTAGACGAAATCCCTACAGGTGTGCTCGATGCTCGCCTGTACATGCCTCTCGGAGATGCCTGCCGTAGAGCCCTTGAGATGTTCCAAAGCCTGTCAGGGGTACACGTTATCCTCATCGCCCATGAGCGTGAGGTTGTAGACCACCGGAAGATGAAGGTCATCAAGCCAGGCTTTTCTCCCAAGAATGGTGATGGCTTGCAGAAGTTGATGCACGTCACCGCCCACCTCACGACAGAAATCAAAGGTCTTGGTAAGAACACCTCCTACGAACGTAAGGTGCAGTCGCACCCCTCGGCGCTTGTCGATGCCAAATCGCGCATCGGCGGGCTGCCCCTAATGACTTCGCCCGAAGAGTTTGTTGATGTAGTCAGTGACTGGCTATCCGACAACTCTGTGGGCGTTGTAGCCGAAGCCAAAACCTTGGCCTCGGATGAACTGCCTGCCGAAGGCGTACCCGTTGCCGAAGGATACACTGACGACGACGAGCCCGCATTCGTAGGCGAAACTAACTAATAACACTAACTAAAGGACAAATATAATGGGAATGTTGGACGATTATGGTATTGATACCAGTGATATTGAAGCACCATCGTATGACCTTGAGGACGGCATTTATGAGATGACCGTCGGAGACATCTATGTCAAGCAGGGAAGCCAAAACTTCCCTGACCGCTCATGGGTCATCATCGAATATCTCGTAGGTGAAGAAGGTAAAAAGAAGAGTGACCTCTTTGAACTACCTGCCGACCCCGAGAACCTTACAGACAGGGACCGTCAGAAGCTGGGCTTCTACGTAGCTCGTATGCTCGACCTAGGTGTCGAGCGTGACAAGGTAAACGACATCAACCGAGAAGACCTTATTGGTGTTAGCGGAACCCTGACCCTGTACTCAAGCGCGGGCAAGGGAAAGAATGCTGGTAAGGTGTTTCAGAACATCAAGAACGTAAAAGTATCTTCTTCTGGAGCTTCCCAACCAGCCCAGAAGATAGTCCGAAAAACGGCAGCTGCTAACCCCTTTGCGGCCTAAGTAACGGACACCGTGGCCCCGGAGATTTTACCTCTCTTTACTCCGGGGCCACACTCTCAAGGACGGATGACATGAGCGATGCAACTGACGAACTAAAAGACTTTTACAACTATATGTGGGGCGAAGAGCCTACAGGAACTGACACCACCTTTGTTTACCTGCCAATAGAGTACGAAGGTAAGTGGACACCCTACATGTTTGCTTGGCCGCGACAAAGGGAAGGTGTTGTACGACACACCCTCAAATGGTCGGCAATCAAAGCTAACGTGTTCTTCTCACCGGCACTGTTCAAAGCGGCTAACCCAGCCAAAGAGAATGTACTGGGTAGCTACGTGCTGTGGGTGGACTTCGACGGTAACGCCCCCAAAGAGTGGTCTCTAGATGGAGAAAACGCTGTGCCTCGGCCAACGCTGGTGGTCCAGTCCTCTATCGAAGGCCATGAGCACTGCTACTGGAAGCTGGATACGTTCTTAGACAACATTGAGGTGCTGGAGGACCGCAACAGGGCCATTGCCTATGTGATGCACGCGGATACATCGGGTTGGGACGCAGACCAAATACTTCGACCAATCCGTACCACTAATCACAAACGCAACATGCCCGTGATAATTAAGGAGTGGGAGCTATGAAGGCTGTTTACAGCCTAGAAGACTTTGCGCAGGTACCCGCAGCTAGGAAGATTGTTAGTACCAACATGGTGCTGGGTACCCTGCCTTCTGTCGATGATGTCAAGGCTTTAGCTAAGTGGACGCCAGAGATTTTAGAAAAGTTTGGCAGAGATGCCAGTTATTTTTCAGGACCACCAAAGAGGGACAGGTCTGCTGCTATGTCCGAGCTGGCCCACTTAGGGGCTGAGCTTGGCTGGGGCGACGAACAGATTGGCGCAATCCTTTACGACGCTGACGATAGGTGGGGGAAGTATAAGGCTCGCCGTGACAGGGAGCGTAGGCTCACTGACTTTGTGAACCGGGCACGACAGAAGCATGGCTACAACTCTTTAGACAGTGTTGACCCTGCCCGGCTGATAAGTTCAGCCAACCAAACATCTCCCGTAATGGGTGAGTCAAAACTAATTTATGGGTACCAGGACTTTGTGGATGCAGAGTTCAGGATTGAATGGGTATTGAAGGACCTCCTAGCGCAGGGCGGCTTCGGGCTTATCACTGGCTACCCAGGGACAGGTAAGACACAGTTCTCTATTGCTCTAGGGGCTCACATGGCCTTGGGAGAGAAGAAGTTTCTTAACTGGGACAACGTAGGTGGGAGCAAGAAAGTATTGTTCCTGTCGTTGGAAATGTCAGCCGCCCCCTTGAACCACTTTATGGCTACCATCGGTAAGGCCTACCCGGATAAGAACACACTAAACCGTAACTTTTTAGTGGCACCTTTTGGCACACCAATTAACTTTGATGCCCAAGAGGGGCAGATTTTCTTTGACCAGATAATGAATGACCATATGCCTGACATTCTTATCATCGACTCTTTGCAGAAGGTTGCTTCCAAAGAGTTGACAGATGAGCAGGCAGTAAAAAACCTTATTCATTACCTTTCGACAGTGCGGGCAAAGTATTCGTGCGCCATGCTGATGGTTCACCACAACCGTAAGAAAGCCAACGATGGCCAGAAGAAGGGTGTCGAGCTGTCAGATGTGTATGGCAGCACCTACATTACGACAGATGTGGACTTTGTACTGTCGTTGAAGACGATTGAGGGAGACCTCTTACAGGTAGACATCCTCAAGAATAGGCTAGGGCCTACCCCCGACGCCTTCACCATTACACGTAACCCCGATAACCTGAGCTTTACGACAGACATGGGTAACGTGTTCAACCAATTCGCAAAGGACACCGGCATTGAAATTTGACAGCATTGAAGCAGAAAGCATAAAAGTTTTAGACTACCTTGAAGACAACCCAGGCTCTGTAATAGCGCTTGACACCGAAGCAACAGGGCTACGTGTGGCCGGAGACGATACCTGCATTGGGGTAAGTCTCGCCGCTGTTATTAACTCGGTACCCATGAGTCATTACTTTCCCTTCTTTCACGAGACCGGCGATAACTGTAGCTCAGCCACCCTACTTAAGCTCAAAGAAGTACTTGAAGGAGGAGGGCACACACTAGTTTTTTGCAACGTACAGTTTGATGTGCTGTCGCTTAACACTATCTACATCAATCTTGACCACACCAACTTTGTGGACGTTCCCACAGTGGCCCACCTTATTAACGAGAATAAGCCTTACAACAAGGGGCTTGACTCTCTCGCAGCTTTCTACCTCAAAGATGAGGGCAAGATAAAAGACCTTGCTATCGACAAAGAAAAGAAGACAGGCTGGCAGAACACTACTTGGCAGATGATGTGGGAGTATGCCATACGAGACGCAGAGCTTACGTGGCGGCTGTGGAACCTGTTGGAGCAGTTACCTCAATGGAAAGAGTTGCCCGCCGACCTGTGGCCTCACAAACAAGAGCTAGTCAGACTGCTGCTGTCTATGAAACGTCACGGAGTAAAAATTGATGTGCCTCTGGCTCAAGAATATGTGCAGCTGGGCGAAGCTGAGATGGTTCGCCTGCGAGACGCACTCGGAACTAACCCTGCCAGCCCAAAACAATTAAAGAAGCTTTTAATTGATGAGCTGGGCCTGCCCATTGTCAAAAAGAGCAAGCTTACAAACGCACCTAGTTTCGACAAACAAGCCATGTTAGCTTACGATTCTATGCTTGAAGAGCTAAAATCACCCATCGCAACACAGATAAAAGAGTTCAGAGGCTGGCAAAAAGCCGTCAGCGCCGCGTACAGGCCCTATCTTGAGCTACTTGATAGTGATGGTCGGTTAAGGTGCAGTTATCGCCTCCACGGGACTGCTACGGGTCGTCTTTCTTGCGCCGAACCCAATTTGCAGCAAATACCCAAAGCATCCGACAAACCATGGAACGGCAAGGTCAAAGACTGCTTCATCCCCCAACCCGGATGGAAATTGATTAACGCGGACTTCAGCCAGCTGGAGCTTAGACTTGCAACAGCCTACGCAGGAGAAGAAGAACTCAAAATAGTGTTCAACGAAGGCAGAGACATCTTCACGGAGATGTCGAAACAGCTTGGCATGTCACGCTTCGACACAAAGACCCTTGTGTACTCGATGCAGTACGGTGCCGGGGAGCAGCGGCTCATGGACGCCTTTAGTGTTACCCGTGACGAGTCAAAACGAATCAGACAAAACTACTTCGACACATACCCCAACTTTCGCAAACTAAACGAACGCTGCGCATCCAAGGTTGAACAGTCAGGCAAGATACGTATGTGGTCCGGCAGAGAACGTCACTTCGAGAACCGCAACGATGCCTACAAAGCCATGAACAGTGTTATTCAAGGCGGAGCTGCCGACATTGTGGAACGTATCATGGTCCGCGCATTCCAGGAACTAGAAGGCCCGGAGTGTCGGATTTTGCTTCAAGTCCATGATTCCATTACATTTGAGGTAAGGGAACCAGCAGTACCCCAATACACCGAGAAGATACGGACACTCATGGAGGACGTAAACGCTGTTACAGGTGACGTAACCTTTGATGTCCGATTTGCAGTCGAGGTAGATAGCTGGGTTTCTGACGAGGACGACCCAAAATGATAATCATATATGAGTGCCCCAAATGTGACTATTTAGACAGTGACGAAGACATGGCAGCTAATCACTGCCTAGACGCGAGCACAAACATATGGTCATAACAGTAGACCCAGGAGACACTACAGGTATCGCCTATTGGACCGACAAAGGTGAACTCATTGAGAAAGAAATGCTCGACTTCGATGCGCTCATAGAGAGAGTTGAACTTCTAGAGGGTGTAACCGTTATCGTGTGCGAAGATTACCGTCTGCGACAAGGCAAACAAATGGTTCAGACGGGCAGTAAATTCCAGGCAGTCCAGGTCATTGGAGCCCTCAAAGCCTACGCCAAACGACACAAAGCCAAAATGGTGCTCCAGGACGCCTCAGTGCTTACTGTCGCAGCCCTGCACAGCGGGGTCAAACGCCCGAGTGACCACAGCAAAAGCCACGCTGTAGACGCCTACAACCACGGCTACTATTACTTCGAGACAAAAGGTTTACTACAGCCAAAACCGCTGTGATAAGATTTCACTGCACCCTCGGTTACCGTCCTAGCCGGGGGTGCGTTACTTTATAGAGTAAAGATGCTCTTCCACACGTTTTACAGCGTCTTTGATGCTAGAGCCTCCGTTAGTCTTTACTTCTCGTTCAACACCCTCAATGCGACTTTCTATCTTGTCTAGCCGGGCAGGTAACCCGTTAATAATGTCAATAATATATACTGCCCGAGAAATTGCGGGCCACGCCTTAACCAGAAGAGCTACAACGGCGATAAAAATAAAAACGGTCCAGATGATTGGTCCGTAGTCGTAAAAGAATCTCACTGCTTGTTCGGGCGTCATCAGAAACCACCACTCTCCCGGTTCTCGTCCCGCTGCTCTATTTGAGCAAATCTGATAAAACTTGGTCGGCTATAATCTGTTAGCCCAAGACCTGTAAGCCAGTTGAAAGCAGAGATGGCCTGGTCTCTAGAGTCTTTGTTGCCTCGCTCGAACTGGTATTGAGGGTCAAAGCCGCCCCCCGTAAGCAGGCTGTAGAACGAGCCTGTAACGCTTTGACCAGAAATACTTGCCGCGTAGTTGATGCCTGGAATACTAGAGTCAATAAAATCGCTGTAGTCGCGGATACGAGACTGTGAACCTAAGCGGGTACCTGTAAGCAACTCAATAGGAATCTTAAACGCTGGGTTTGCGTTGTTCAAGATGGTGTCGATAGGGTTGCCGCTTGCAAACTGGTTCATAACATCAATAGGCGCAATACCCGGACGGAACCCGTAATACCTGTCGTCAATTTCAAACTGAGGACCCTCAATCTGTTGCTGCAAAAAGCTGGGGAACATTTGGTCGTCAGGGAAGGGGTCGTACATAGAATCGGGGTTTAGACCGGCGGCGACAGCTATATTAAACCCTGCCTTGGGGAACGCCGTAATACGTCCGGGGTTCATAAGCAGGGTTTCGCTTACTGCCTGAATAGCTCCACGGTTCCAGTGGTAGAAGGGCATAAGCCGACGAAGATATTTGCTCTCGCCTATCGACAGGGTAGACATGTCAGGGTGGTACTTGGCTACTCTCTCCGAAATAATGTCAAATAGCTCATCCTTGCTAAGTTTTTTCGGGTCTACCGTTGTGCCATAACCGCGTGTAAGTATCCGACCAGACTGAGCTTTTTCAAGCATTTGCATGGCGTGTTGAATACGGACAAAACTGTCTCTACCTTCCGACACATTCATCCAGAAGTTTTCGACTCTGCCTCCACGAGCAGCCAAACCAAACGTACTAACACCCAATCCCTTTTCTAGGCCTCGGCTTAGTTTATTGGAGGTAGCGTCATCCATCAGGCCTTCTTCAGAAGTAAAGCCCCGACCCTTCAGCAAGCCTTCGTTCTGTCGAGCAGGAATTAGGATGCCGCGTCTAACAAACAGTTCGTTGTAAATTTCGTCAGCACTTAAAGAACCGAACTGCCCAGTAGACATTACAGTTGCGCCCTTAGGCACTTCCGTTATTTCAGCCCTTGTCATAGCTTTCATCACGTCAATGTCTGCATACTGACCCTTGAACGCCATCATTTGCCACGTTTTATTTGTAGCGGCAACGCTGCCAATGGTTCCCTCAGCCAAGTAGGTAAGTGTCATGTCACCCACCATGTTACGAATGTGGTGACCGGGACGAGGCAAGGTAATAGCGTACTTCCAGGTGTCTGTTATAGGGTCCAAAGTAGTGCGAACAAACTTACCAAACCCGCCCTCAAACTGTTTGTTTGACTTAGCAAAGTTATCAATAGCTTGGAACATCTCAGCCGCGTCAGGGTCCATGTAGAAAGGCTCGTCCCCAAGCAACCTTCCATAGCGGCTGTCGTCAGCTATCGTAAGCTTGACAAACCCTTGTGTGGGCTTGTTGCTACCTACACCAGTTTGCAAAGCTTTTTGTTTAAACCCTGTAATAAACCCAACCTCTGACGACAGCTGCACCATAGCTCGATTAAGGGTGTACATAAAGTTAATGGGGTCATCAATATCCCACGACTCCCACTGCTTAAGCATTGCTTGCGTAATCTCGTCCTGTGTAGCCACTCCACGACCTGCGGCTTTAGAGGTAGCATTAGCCGATTTTATGGCAAGGTCATAGTCAAAAAACAGTCCGCTGGGAGGGGTTTTTGCCGCTCCGCTGCTAGCGCCTAATACTTGGTTATAGTCAAGCACTGAGTTAATTGATTCCCTACCAGCGCCTGTTCTAAAGAAGGCGTTGCCTAGCAATACGTTTTGCATTTCGTCAGTCTGGTCAAAAAAGCGGGTCAGCATAGGACGTAAATCATCCTCTGCTTTGCGAAGAACGCTACCCTCAGTTGATTTAATTCCTTTTTGCACGTTATTTAGTGCCTGCTGAATTACGGTTGTTTTGCTTCCAACAACGACAGGTGCTCGATAGTCGTTTTTACGCATTAAATCTTTAAGGCTTTTCAAGTAAGGCTTATTTACCAAAGCCATTAGGTTTCCTTGAGCAAAGAAAAGCCTAGAGCCCCACAGCAGCTCCTGCGTGTGCATCCCATACTTAGAGTTAAAGAATTTCTCTAGTGGGTTTAGAATTTTCATAGTAGCCGCAGTTACCGTACCGTAACCCTCTTGGGCAAATTTGTCAGGAGGCCTGGCAATGTTTATTTCTGCCTCGTCAAGTACCTCATCAAAAATGTTATCGCCCTGGCTGCGCAAGTCCCTAGCTACCTGCTGTGACTCCTCCAAGAAACGCTGAGAAGTTTTAGTTGCATCATCAACTAAAGCCGCCTGAGCAGCAGCTATCTTCTTAGGGTCTCCAGAGCTTGCAGCAGAAGCCACATCGTCAAGCAACTTAGCTCCAGTAGTAATTCCTTCACCCAAACCAGACTTTACTGCCCCAGCAGCTAACGTAGCACCAAGCTGCGTAGCGTTAATAGCCTTGGCAAAGTCCTGCGTCATAGCTCCCGAATACGCAACGGCCCTAATAGCGGAAGCAAACTCCGTAGGGTTATTCATCAAACTAAGGATAGTTTCCGACACATCAGAAGTAAGAATCTTAGCCTCTTCGATGCCCCTAGCAGTGTACTCAGCGGCGTTGTCGGCAGCCCTAGCGGTTAACGCTGCCTTAGAAGCCATAAGGGCGTCAGCCAAGTTATTAGCCGCCACAGAGCTCTTGAAGCTTGTGGGGGACATACGAGCCACCTCTTCGGTCCGAGCCAAGAAATTAACCTTAGTAATGTCCTTGCCCGTACGAGAATCTTTTGTAGCCTTCAAAAGCTGCAAAACCTCTTCCTTACTGCCACCAGCTATAACCTTCGACACAGCCTCCATAAACTGCGTAGGAGCCATACCACTATTACCGTTAAAGAAGACCAGCTGTGCCCAACGCTCACCCAAATCAAGGTCCACCAAAGAATCTTTCACAGCCCTGTAAGCCTGGCTAAACCTCATAGGTGTATGAACACCATTCAAATCAAACGTCAAAGCCATTCCACGGTCTAAATAGAAGTCCTCAGCAGCTCTAACAGTGGCCAAAATAATTCGGTCTTTTTCAGCAGCCAGCTTAGAACCTTTAAAAGTTTTGCCATCAAGACCGCGCAAAGCTAGCGGCCCCTCAGCCCCCTCTTTAAAGAACCTGCTATTAATGTGCTTAGAAATGTTGAGGAACAAATCAAACTGGAAATAAGTGTTCGGCTGGCCCGCAATAACACCAACACCCTTGCCATAATTAGGCTCAGTATTACGCACACCTGTACGAGAAATATGTTTATATTGGTCTATGTCAGGAGACAACTTGTTCTTAGTAACCCCCGGCAACACGTCCTGCAAAGTCTCTAAAACAATGCCAAACAAAGTTTTTTCACGGCCATCACCAGCCCGCAAATTAATTTTATCTGTTGGGTAACCCATCTCCGACAAAGAGCGAACAATGTTGTCCTCAATGCGGACATTCTCACTAATTTTTTCAGCAGCTTTTAAAGTACTCTCTGGAGTTACTCTAGGAATGTCACTAACATTGCTCGCAACTTTTGCAACAGCAGCTGTACGAGTAGCCTGATTAATATCAAACAAGTTTAAGAAACGTCCCTGCATAGTGCCACCATTGACAGTACGCATAGCGTCCACAGCACCAGTATCAAACAAGACCACATCGACAGCATCCATAAACTTAGCAACACCAGCCGGGTCAAGTTTCTGCAAATCAGCAAACAACCTCTCACCCAACAAAGCCGAGCCACGAGCACGCTCAGCATCATCAAGATTCTTAAGGTTACGTACAATAGTGGCGGCCACACCAGCCTCTGCCACCTCCTGCAAACGGGCTGTCGGAGTAGCCGCATTGCCTACAAGGTCAACACCCTTACCACCCTTAACACCAGCCAAATACTTCTCATACGCAGGCCTCAAAATTTCAGTATTAATAGCGTCTTTTACTGCAAGGTCACGAGTGTTTTTATGCGTGTTCAACACGTTCTTCAACGAAGCAGACCTACCAAATGGACTAAATAAGATGCTATTTTCAGATATGCCCACGCTAGCGTTAGCCAGTCTGGAATCTTTACCTAACGCAGGAAGCCACTTCTCAAACACCTCAGCCTTGCCAGCTTTGCCTGGCTTAACCGCCGGTACAGCCTTAGCCAAAGAGCTAAAGAACGAGCCCAGCTCGCCCTTCAAATTAACTTGCTTGCCCCCAAGACCAATCTGCTTGCCGTCAATAATTTCTCGCAAAGACCTTACAACAGTTTCGCTAGAAGTTGCCGCTCCCTTAGCAGCGTTTTCTACAAGGTCGTCTGCAATTTTTTTACTAGCCTGAGCTGCCGGAAAACGGTCCGCAACAGACGCAACCTTGGAAGTAATTAGATAACTATTGCTTCCCCTGAAAACTTGAGCACCTTTACCTGCATCCACCAACGGACGAGTACTGCCTGCCCTAAACTTTTGCACAGCTTCTTCGGCAGCGGCACGAGTTGAAAAGGTTTCGCCTTTTCGAGCTTTACCCCCGACAGTAAACGTCAAATCGAAGGTCTCACGAGGAGCTGTACGCAGTAGCCCCTCAGTAATGCCAAGGCCAGCTATTCCGCTAGTACCAGGCAGTAGAGCCGCCTCGGGGATAGCCCCCGTACTGACAGCCGCCCTAGTCTCTTTAACTACGCGAGAAATGTCCCCGGCATCCTCAGCCGCTTTAACTGTGCCCTTACCAAGTGTTGACAAAGCTCCCGCTGTCTTAGCGGCCTTAGCTCCCCACAGGGGAGGAATTAGCCACAGAGGGTCCAAAACAAAGTCTCCGACAAACCCCAACGCTCCCTTAGCTAGCGGGTCTACGTTATTTGCTACATCCACATAGTTAGGGTCGTTGCGGTTAGCCACGTCAGACTGACGCTCAATAATGTCTGACCAATAAGCTTTGTTATCCGGATTGTCAGAAAAGAAGCCTGTAAACGGTGCCGCCAACAAGCTTCCTACAGCAGCCAAAGATTCTTTAGTGGCTGCTGCGTCCTGCCCAGAAAGTCTAAGCTCGTTTACTTTGTCGAAGCGTTCAGGCAGCTCCACAGCTTTCATTACCGGGTTACTGATTAGGCGCATAGGCCTTGACAAAATATCCATTGTCCGGCCCAAAAACCCTAGCTTTTGAGCAGGCTTAGGAAGGCTCGGAAAAGAAACAGGCTCCCCGGAGGAAACCTTGGGTGCCGACCCGCCCGTCAGATTTTCGTAGTAAGTATTTACATAATTACTGAACCTGTCGGAGCTTTTAGGCTGTTCAGCCACAACAACTCCTAACTACCCTATAGAAGACTGTACCGCATTAAGGTACGCTGTCGCCTCTTCAGGAGTATAAAGTGGTTTTTGCCCGCCTTGAGGTAGCGTCAGCTGTAAGAAGGTATCCCTCTTCCACTGGCTAAGGTCGTTAGCGTTTCCGGCAGAAGCTTGCGCAACATCAAAAGCAAATTTGCGCTCATCCAAAGGAAGCTGGCCACCAACCTCTTGGTTGTACGCCTCCCTCAACCTAAGCTGGTCAGAGACACTCATGCCTCCACCACCTCCTCCTCCTCCGCCACCAGACTGCTCAGCAGCCAAAGACTCCGCAAGCCTGTTCTGCAACGAAGCAAGAATAGCCGAATTCATTTCAGTCCCCTGCTGCTGCGCCGTCTGAGCCATCTGAGAAGCAAAGCCACCCGCAGACGACCCGAAACGCTCGCTAGCCGACAACCCCGAACCACGTCCCTGCTCCAACGAAGAAATTGCTTGAGCCTGAGCTAACGCCTGAGAAGGTAACACCTGACCAGCAGCATCCTCAATACCTAGACGCGCCATCTGGTCAGCTGCCTGCTGTTGGGCAGAACCAAACGCCTGCTGAATGTTAGAGGTAGCAGCATCGTAGCCTGCATTAATCCCCTCACCAGCTCCCGAATAAATGTCTTCCAAACGGGATACGTTAGCCCCAGCCTGCTCACCAAGCTGGTTGTACATTGCCTGAATCTGAGCGTTAATGCCTCCGGCCTGGTCAGTGAGCGCCTGTCGGTAAGCACTAAAGTCTGGTCGAGAAGCTCCTCCGCCTCCCCCGCCGCCTCCAAAACCATTGGCGGCAGCCCACTCTTCCCAAGTAGGTTGAGTAGGGCCTTGGCCAGGTGCATTAAATACTTTGCCGGACCCGGCTTTGGTCTTACTTCCACCAGCACCTGTAGCCTGTCCCTGGCTGTAACTCCTATCACCAGCTCTTTGCCCAAAAGGAACTTGTTGCTGTCCAGAAAAAAATCTGCCTGTTCCCTCACCAATGTTCATTAGATTTTTTTCAATCCAACGACCTATGGCGGGGCCTGTCCCCAAAAGAGAGTTAATTCCAAAACGATTTGGTTCCTGCTGTCCTACAGGAGAATTAGGCACACTTCCAGGAGAGTTGGCCTCTTGTAAACGACCTCCGGGGCTGCCCGCATAAAAATCCTGCATCCACTGAGGAAACCTAGAATTATCGTTGTCTACAGGAGGTGGCGGAGGAGTACTAGTGTCCATAGGAACACCACCAGAATCAATTTTAAGAACAGGTTGTCTAGGGGCCATTAGAAACCACCACCTCCAGCAGCCGCCATAGCAGCCCTCATCATCGCATCACGCTGAGCCCTCTGCTGAGCCTCCTGAGAAGAAGTCCTCTGCTGAGCCACATCAGTTGCCAAATCCTCCGCAAAACGACCACGAGAAGTCTCCATAGACTCCAACTGCTGATTCAACCTGTTCTGAAACTCGCCAAAGTTACGGGCAAAATCGCTAGAGCGCAAAGTTCCACGCCCCGCAAAATCATCCCTCAAACTACGAGTACCTCTAGCAGCTGTCGTAAAGGGGTTTGATACCCCCTCAATGTCAAACGCCCCTGAGATAGGTTGAACCAACGGCTGTTCCTCTTGAGAATCATCCGCTGACATCGAAGACCTGGCCATTGAAGAGCTGGCCATTTGCGCGTTTTCCTGCTCGTCCATTCCGTCTATCAAATTAGGCATGGCAGTAAAACCACTGCCTGGCCGGTATCCCATACGGTCCAAAGAAGTGTTAAAGTCAATTCCGAAGCGGTCACCACGTTGTTGAGCGCCTGTCTCAAAGTCTTGTAGGGCGCGTTGGATAGAAGCAATTTGAGAGTTGTAGGCCGAGTCTCTCCAGTTTAGGGGTGCTCTGGGCGCTCGGGGAGCAGAGGCTTGGGGAGCAGAAGGAGCGGGAACGTCGCGGGTACCACCACCACCGCCTCCGGCGGGGGTTCGGCCCGAGCGAGTGGGGGTTCGGGTCGGGGCGGTTGCTCGGTTACCGGCAGGTCCGTAAGCTTTTTGGGCGGGGGACAAGACAAACCTGGCGGGAGGGGGCCTAAATGGTCCTACGGGGGGGGTGGGCGAGTTAAAACGCACACTTCTTTCTCTAGCCATTAGTACATCCCCGAAGAAGTTTTACCAGGAGCAGACGACAGACGGCGCATCATCGCTTCCTCACGAGCCTTACGCTTCCTCTCCTCATCAGACATGTTTTCATTCTTCTGAGGGGCAAGACGATTGCCCTGGGTTCCTGGGGTTCTGTACATTAGCCAATTCTCCTCATCAAAGCATCACGCCTCGCAGCAGCTTTGTTGTCTCTAATAGTATATCCCGCCTTATCAGTAACCTTACCAACAGTCGGCATGGGTCGTCCAGCCCCATAATGTTTTTTACCCGCAAAGGAAGAGTTAAAACCCCCACCAGCTTTAGCTGGCTCACTCATCCGCTGACGCATATTTCTCATAGCAACATTCTAACTCACTACTACGTAATCTGTGCAGAAACCGTCTGCTTCGGAGTTACATAAGTCATCAAAGAAAAAATGCGTGCAGGAGCAGCAGAGCTAGAACCATCTGTCGTATGTTCAATAGTAAAATAAATCTGCCTAAATCTAAGGCTCTTTAAAAACTTTACAAAGTTACGAGTAAAGCGAACACCTGTTTCCGTAACTGTGGTAGCAATAGGTGGTGTACCACTAGAGGGGCTACCCCACGTAAACGCCGACTGCTGCTGCCACGTATTAGGAAACAGCTCCTGCCAAGTCGTAGAAAATACGTGAGAAATTACGTAGGCGGTACCTGTCACAGAACCTTTAAACGAAGCATCCAACCCCCACCAAAACAAACGCTTATACACAGAGCTTGCCTGATAGTTAAAATTCTTTGTTTGAATTATGCAGTCCATGCTTTCCACAACGTCTGCATATTCATCTGTAAGTTGTAGCAAAGGAGCTACTCTAGTGCCCCCCGAAGGAACAGCTATATTTGAGTGCGTCAAAACTATTGATTTATCTGCGCTGTTACTACGAGAATCCATTTTACATAACGACTTATACTCTGTCGATAACCAGGTAGTCCAAGCCCGTGTCCGCAAACTGTACACAAACATTTGGTCAAAATATGTAAACACAACTCGTTTATTAAACTCCGACACAACATATTTTTCGTGAAAAGAGCCCTGTGTACTAATCGCACTAAACGGGGTCTTCACATTAATTTGGCTTGCTCGGTTGTTTGAAAACTCGTAAGCTTTCTCGTCATACATAAAATAAATGTAGCTTTCAAACTGAGTCAGTGCATACCGAGAACTTAACCCGACAGTAGGTATAATCAGCGACACCACAGCCGCTGCCGGGTCAGACGTGTACTGCAACCCGTACACAGAGTTGGTGCGGAAAATAAGCAGTGTGTTGAAATACAAAACCAACGACACAATGTTCTGCCCGTCACCGGAACCAATATCAATAAAATCGTTGGAGGCTACCCACAGGGCAGGGTCGGCAAGAGTCTTAGAACGGAACAGCCTCGTACCTCGGTTAGTACTATCCTTCCCTTCGGCAACCCACAAACGGCCTTTAAAAGTAACCATTGTTTCGCCCTTGGGCATGTTTGCGTCAGCAGTAAAAGAACCTGCGGGCTCCCAATATCCTCCAGGATTAGTGGACCCGACAGGGGCGGTCAACCAAGCCTTATCATCAAACTGCACAAAAGCGTCAGCAGCAATAGTATCCGTAACCAACACCCACGCAGTTCCACTAAAATAATACGTTTTAGACAGACCGTCACTGGCCAACAAATACGACACGTCCTCAGAAACCCGGTACGTACCCAAAACGTGCATGTCCCCAGTAGCCTGCAAAGGAAAATCAATACCTAAATCTTCAATAGGAGGACGCGACTTTAGCGAGCCATCCAAATCCAACTCAAAGTTTTGACAAACAACCAACTCATTATCTGCAATCGAAGTAGGGTCACTGAAAGTGTTAAGCCCCCCAACAAAAGGGCCTACCTGTATAGCTGCTCCCGGCATAACCTCTCCTAAATAAGCTCGTAGATAGTGCCTTTTTCATAAGTCATAGACTGACTCAACATTTCGCTCTGCCCACGCTCCGCAATACTAGAACTAAACTCTGCCTGCTTAGCCGCCATCATCTCAGGATTCTCATCCATCTCATACGCACGCATCAACACATAATTCACTACATCCGTGAAACAATCATCCGGGACCGACAAAACATCTGTCGTATTCACCGTCACATCCGTAGGCTTAGCAAAATACCTAATAGACATCGAATAGTTTTTATCAGGTACCGGCCAAAAAGTTATCTCTCCCGCCCAGCTATACCAAAACTGTGGAGGCCCCACCTCATACCCCTCAGGGTCCGCCAACGAAATACTCTCCTCCGCCTGAGCAACATTAATGTTACCCACCCGCCTACCATTCAAAGAAATACTTGCCACCGTATTAATCAACGGAGTAACAGAAGTCAAGCTATATGTAGGAGTACCCCCCGAAACAGACATAGTAGCAACCGATGGAATAACACCG